ATTTAAAAGGTCTTTATGATATATTAATAAAAAAGGTTTGAGTGAGTTAGCAAATTTTAATTTGCGTTCTTCTATACTATCTTTATTTATTACATTTACATTTACATTATCATTTACAGTTAAATTTGTTAAAGTTTGTTGAACTAAATTAACATTTGTTAAATTTGTTAAAGTTTGTTGATTTTCTTTTAATAATTTTCTAGCTTCAACACTTGCTTTTCCTGCAACACTTCGAGCCTCTTTAGTATTTTCCCATTTAACTAAATCTCTTTTAAATTGCATTTTAATTGGTTCAAAAGCAATATTAATTAAAAGTTCATCAGTAATTGGATTTTCATCATTTACATAAGCGTAAATGTGTTTTAATAATCTACCAGCTACATCATCAGGAAGTTGATTAATTAATCCTTGACTATCTGAATAAAGTACAAATGATTTTTTATCTTTAGCCATTTAAAACCTCACTTTCTTTTAAAAATGAAATTTGCTTTTTTAATTCTCGATGTAATTTTATAGCTGTACTTCTATCTAAACAAATAAAAGAATTATTATAATCATTTCCAGCATCAATACTTATGTAAATATTGTTATGAGTATTTGAAAAGCAAGTTAATTCGTGGTCTTGTGTTTCACTTTCGTGTGAACCGCAAAAAATTAATTTTGTATTTGCCATAATGAATGAATGTTTATAAAAACAAACAAAATTTAAAATTAAAAAATCCCATCAAATCAGCAGTATAGTGGAACGTGCTTCATCGATAGGACTTTTAATAATGTCGTGTCGTTATGTAATGCGTTCCACTTCATTACAAAAGCAAAAATAAACAATTAATATTAAATTACAATACTTTTTTTATGTTTATTTTCTATTCATTTTACTTTCTAATATTAACCAAGTTGTGTGAACGTATATTATTTCGGGTATTAAATAAACTTTGCTATCATTATTTAATATTGAAATCATTTCATTATAGCTTAAATTATACATATACTTGCCATTTATAACGCTTGGGCGAAGTTTGCGCCTTACACATCGATATTTTAACGTGTCAATAGGTATATTGTGAATTGCAGAAACTTCTTTTAGTGTATATGGTTTTTCGGGTGCGTTTTTCATTTTAATAGTTTTTGTATTTCTTTTAATTTTTCAACAGTCCAAACTTTTTGAAACTGTTTGTCGATTTCTGCTAATTGTACTAAATTTTGATAACGTTCTAAACCAATCCGTTTAGGTAAATTTAAAGAGTAATTTTCAAAGTTTCCATCTTTAAATAAATTACATTGTACGCATTGACCGTTTATGTTATCCAAGTTAAATTTTAGAGTTTCAAAACTACCGGCAGGATAAAAATGACCGGCTTGAAAATCATCTGAATAAGGTGTATTGCACGAAATACAATTCAAACCTATATCTCTATTTCTAACGTGAGCGTGTACTTTTGTTTTGGTGCTGTTTAACATTAGTTTTAAGCGAGTTAATTCTGTTTTCTCTACTTGCTTTTGTTCAAAGTCTAATCGTGGTTTCTGTATCTTTAAAATCGATTTAGCCATTTTTATTTTACCATTTTCAGAATTTAAAAGCCAATCGCAATAACAACCACACATTTTACCAAGTCCATAAATACGATTTTCAACTTTGGTTAATTTACCACAACCGTAACCGATTGCTTTTGAAGTTCCTTTGCAGGGTTTCTCTTTAATCATAACTTACTTAACCATTGATTATAAATTTCAGTAGATATTTGAGCCGTCATTACAGGGGGCACACTCATGCCAATTAAGTACTGTTTTTTTAAATCTAAAAAATTATAGTCTAAAGGGTAACTTCCAATTTTACAAACTTCATTAGAGTTAAAATGTCTTGGTTCATCAAATAATACATTCCAATCTGAACTTGTTATAGTATTTGCTACTTTATGAGAATAAATATAATTGTAATTAAACCAGCTGTTAGGTTTGTTAAATTCACGCCCATTTGTACAGCTCATATCTAAATCTCCCGGTTTTCTTAATTCCCATATCTCCCGGCATCTTGTAGATAAATCCCTATCGTTGTAGTTTTCTTTTATAGTACCAAAAGTTATTTCTGGTTCATTAAAATTTATTTGTATTTTAGGTAATTCTGTAAACATATCTTCAAAGTGTAAAAACGGTCCTGCTAAATCTTTTCGTAAACAAATAAAAAACACCCTTTCTCGTTTCTGAGGTACACCCATTGTTTTTGCATCTAATAAAAAATGTTTAACGTAATATCCGGCTTTATCAAATTCTTCATAGATTTTAATAACATATTGCTTTGCATCTCCTAATAGTAATCCTTTTACATTTTCAGCTACAACTACTTTTGGCTGCAACTCTTTTGCTAAATCAATAAAATCAAAAAATAAAGTATCTAAAACTTGTAATTCTTGCCCCTCTCTAAATATTTTTTCTTTACCCCAATCTTTTTCTCTATTTCCAGCCATTGAAAAACTACTACAAGGTGGCGAGCCATCTAAAATGTCAAGATTATAAAGTTCTTTTGGTAGGTCTTTACGTTTTGCAAAAGTTGTGATACTTTCTAAAAATGAATATTTAGGGTTATGATTTGCTTTATACACTTCAATCATTTTTTTATCAATATCGTTATGACCGATAACATCAAACCCAGCTAACTTATATCCCATTGTTGAACCACCTCCACAAGCAAAACAACTAAATACTTTGCCTTTATCTTTTGTAAATATTGCATCTTTTAAAGTCCATTTATAAGGAAATTTATGTACTGTTTTTTTATTTTGTTTCATAATATTGTTTGATTGTAATTAACCTGATAGGCTCTAAAATAATAATCTTTGCTTTTTAATTTATGAAACTCTCCGAATGACATAGTTTTTTTAATCGGTGGTTTCAATCCTTTTTTGTGAAATGCATAAACATCTACTGTCATAATTTTAAAGTTAAATCTTCGTTAGGTTCGGGTGCGTTAATATCAAAATCTTGCAATAGATAAATTCTAATTTCAGTTGTATAAACTTCCCAATCCGTTGTTGATAATTCCGTTGTTGATTTTGGTGTTTGAGTAATTAAACCATTTTTTTCATTTACGCTTTCGTGAAAGACAAATAGTTTTGAAAGGTGTTTATGTGCTTTGTCAATGCTCCACGTTTCTCCCCAAGTATCTTTAGCACCTTGTTGCATTAAAGGAACTAGCAAACCCCAATAATATCTGTTTTGTTGTATGCTACGTTGCTTTTTAACCTTGTCAATAGTTATAACAACCTCTTTACCCTCAAATGATTTTATTGCGCTTAAAACGGTGTTTCTGTTACGATTAAATATTCCGTTAGATATTGAGGTTGTTACTTCTATTTTCATTTTACTTTGGGATTAAAAGGGTAAATCGTCGCTTTCGTCACTTCCAGCATTTCCTGCAAGTTCAAACTCCGAAGCGTTAGGAACTTTTGTAGCATCTATTCCGTTGGTATCTTTCTTAATATTCCAACCTTGAATAGTATTGAAATAAACCAACTCTGCTTTTGGGTTCATCCATTCTCTACCTTTCAAATTGATACCGATTGTAACGTTTTCGCCAACTTTAAAACCATTCAACACATCGCATTTATCTTGTACAAATTGTACTAAAATATCTTGCGGGTATTGTTCATCTGTCGTAACTACTACATCACGTTTTTTAAACCCACTTGTGCCTACTTCTTTAGTGACATCAATCATTTTAATTTTTCCTACTACTTCCATTTTTAATTGTTTTAAAATTTAATTGTTATCGATGATTTTCTCGGTGTTGTTGATACTTTTGGCACATCGTTACCATAAGCATCAATTATCGTTTGTGTTTGTGCCAACTTTAATAAATCGGCTCTTGCATCCAAATCAGCTTTTAACTGTTGATAAATTTCATCGTCTGCATAGTTAATTGTGTTACCACCGTTTACAGGTGTAAATTCAACTCCCCAAACATTTGTTTTTTCTTGTGGTAAGTGCTTTCTCATTTCAGCATCGGCAGAGTTTACAACTTCTTTCAATCGGCAGAGGTTCGCCATAAATTGCATTTTGTCTACTGCTCCGCTTTCGAGTAAATTGTTTACTAATTCAATTCCTGTTTGTATTGCCTCTTTTTTAGTAAAAGTTGGCTCGTACATTGTTGCCATTTCTTCGGCTCTTAATGCTATGTGCATTTCGCTTGTTGCTCCCATTATTTAGTTAATTTTAGTTTAAGTTCAGTTGTTAATGTTGCTACTGCTTTTTGTTCAGCAGGAGTAAATGATTTGTAAGTACTAGCTAATGTTTCAACACTTGTACAAACTTTTAGTTTTTCTTCTAAACGTGCTACATTAATTGTAGTTTGTTGACTTGCTTTGTTGCCATCATCATCATCTGCACCAACACAAACGAAAGATTGTAAACCGTATCTACGTGCATAAGTTATTCCACTACCTTGCGCTTGTGCATCGTTTTGCTTGTTGTAAATGATTTCAGTAAAACTTTCCATCATTTCGCCACTTTCGTGAAGTAAAATAGTATTTACAAAGTTTTTACCATCAACGTGAACAAGCGGTTGTAGTACGCTAATTCCGTTCTCGTTAAGTATTGGTATTACTGCTTCACGAACTGCGTTTAAATCAGCGTATTTTGATTTAAAAAAAGGGTTTGTATTACCTTTCTTTGGGTTGCTCATTTCTGATTGTGCTTTTACTAAAGCGGTTGCAATGTTTTTCATAGTTTATAATTATTTTAATAAGTTATCTAATTGTTCCATTGGATTGTCAAACGCAGTATCAAATACGTTTGGTTTTACTTCTTCGGCATTAAAAACTTCCCAATCATTTACAATGTCTTGAAGTATTTTTTTAGCTTGTATTATTTCATTTTCCAAATAATTATTGCGAGTTTGTAGCGCTACTATTTGTTCTGCTTGAAATTTTATTAAATCGTTCATAGTTTTAAAAGTTTAAGAGTTATGTAAATTATTATTGTTGTTATTGCCGTTGCTATTGCAATTTCTATGGCTGTTTTTAAAATGAAATTCAGTTCTTTTTTATCTTGTGGTGTCATAATTCAATTAGATTTTTGTACTCATAAGAGTTAGTTAAACCGTTCGCCCACATTACCAATACAGGTAAAGATTTCATTTTGTGATTTCCTATTTTGTAAATAGTTCCAACCATATCGATAGGATTGTCGTTTAGTTTCCAATTTTCATCCGATAATTTAGAGAATATTAAATCTCCAATACAAGAATTTACGTTTAACATTACTTGTGTTCCTTTTTTCATTATTTCAAAGTGTTTTTTAAGTTTATAAGTTTGTTTGCTAAAAAATCATTGTGACCAACTCTAGCGTAGTCAATCAAATATTGTATCTCGTCAAGTGCTTTTGATATTTTAGTATCAGTTTCGTAAATTGCGTTTTCTAAATAATCGCAATCGTCAAAATCTTTGTAGTAATCTAAACAAGAACTTAAACCGTTTGGAATAAAATCGCCTTGTAAATCGTGTTCGTCTGCTGGGTCATTTTTGAATTTTGTCATAGTGTTTATTTTTAATTAGTTAAACAAATTTAAAGGTATTAGATTTAATAAAAAAATTTATTTTACTTTTAAGCGTTGTTTATATTGATTATAAATTATTCTTTTTTAAATTGTTGAAGATACTCTTTGACTATTCTCTTAACATTATCTATTTGTGAAATAGGAATGCGAAAAGTAGTTGTTTTAGTTAGTTCTGCAAATGGTGATTTACGACCTTGATTTCTGTTTGCGCCTCCGTGAGATTTTTTCATATTTGTTTTATTTCAAAAGTTTCGTTATAATATTCTAGTCCTGTTAAAATATATGTGCTGTTTGAAATCCCGCCTGATTTTTTAGTTTTATTTCCGTGCGCATCAATTATCTGTTGCTTTTCTAATTCAAAAAATTTATAATAATCGTTTATAAACTTTCTACCTTCCAAAGTATTTGTATTAAATAAATTAGGATGTTCCAATTCTAATTGGCTAAATAGTTCTTGCATTGCTGTTTTCATAATTTTTGTTTTTAGTGATTAATAAAAAAATCTAGTTAAAAAATATACTGCAATAAATCCTATTGCGTAAACTTGGTACTTTTGTTTTGATAAAAATGTTTTCATATTAGTTTGTTTTAGTGTTTCGCTTTATTGCTGGTACAAATATACAACCATATTTTGATTGTGCAAACTTTTTCAAGTTTATTTTCAATTTATTTTTACTTTCCGTTATTTTATTGGGTTTATTAGACAAAAAATGCCCGATATTTCTACCGAGCATTTAATGAACTAAACCAAACTTTAAAACTATGAAGTTGTAAATATAAAAAATTATTTTAATAAAGTAGTGAATGTAACTACTTTTTTTGTACATTTGTTTCAAATAATACAATTATGGTAGTTGCAAAGTTACTTATGTACGGATTGACAGATGAAGATGAGTACTTAACTGACTTCCATTTTGACGAGAACCAAGCGCAGGGAGTATTTGTAAACGAGGATGGTTATCTAGGTGTTATTTTAAGCGGACAGATCTATGAGTTAGAATATAGCGAAAGTTTATTTACGCATATCAAAAGTGTTTTGGCATTAAAAACTTTAGGATTTAATTAAAATGCTAGAAGAAAATAAATTCCTTAAAGAACTTTCGAAAAATAACGATATATGGTATAAAATGGCTTTATCAATATGTGATGATAAAGATTACGCAAAAGACCTGGTGCAAGAAATGTATTTAAAGCTACATGAAAAACAAAGTGTAAAACCCTATTATGTTTATTATACAATAAAATCAATCTATGTAGATAGTATAAAAGAGAGTAGTCAAAAGAATAGATATTTTCTAGTCGATGATTTCTCAAACTTTGAAAATGAAATTGAGTTATATAATTTAGAAAAGGATAAGGATCTCCAGGATAAGATTGATATTATAAACGAGGTTCTAACAGATGATGTAATAGAAAATATAATAGTAACCAACTCTATACTCGATGGATTAAGAAAGTTCAGCAGAGATAGCCAAATAAGTATTAGAACGGTACAAAAATATAGAACAAACTTTAAAGAGAAAGTATGGCAAAGAAAAAAGGATTAGGCGATGTTGTAAAAGCTGTTACCGATGTAATTGGAATTGAACCCTGCGAGGGATGTAAGAAAAATAAAGATTGGTTAAACGTAAACTTTGCCTTTAATAAACCGTTACCTTTAACAGATTTGCAAAAGCAAAGAATGGAAAAAGAACCAAGAGAAGTTTATAACGAAGCCTTTGGCACCACTATTGCAGAAGAACAATTTATCGGAGGTGTAAGAACTTCCATATTAAAAAAATTAACTAAACTATTAAATTATGAAAACAATTAAAGCATTATTAATGATTTCCCTATTTACATTGATAGGATGTTCATCAGACTCTCCAGCAGCTGCACCAGTATTAGATTGTAATTGCGGAGTTATAACAGAAAAGATAGTTTTCAATTTGCCGACAAGCAGTTTTACAAATTTGAAAGTTAAAAACAACTGTACAAACGAAATAAAACTTGTAACGGTTGATGGCAATCAGGGAACAGTTGGGGAACAATGGTGTAATTAATAAATTAATCAATTAATATTGTAATTAATTATGGAAGATAAAAGAAAGAATAATGGGGGGCATAGTACTGCTCCAAAAAGTTCTTCTGATTTAAGACTTCAAACAAAAGCAGAGGAAGAAAAAACTAACTATATTATTCTTAAAGCTGTTAAACAAATAAAAGATGTTCAAACAGATGAAGAAGCTAAAATAGAAGTAGTAAAAGAACTATTTGCTTTTGACAGGGGTAAGATATTTATAGCTGAACATTTACTTGGTAAGCCAAAAGAAATAATAGACCAAACAGTAAATCTCAATTCGTTTGAGTTGAAAGATATAATTAAATTTAAAGAGTGATGAATGAAATTTATAGTTTAATTGATAACACTAAATAGTAAATACTATCCTTTATTCGAGAACGATACGCGCTATTTTATTATAACAGGCGGTAGGGGTTCTTCAAAGTCATTCGGGGTTGGTACATTTACCAACCTCTTATCTTTTGAGCAAGGGCATAAAATATTATTCACTCGTCAGACTATGACAAGTGCGCACCTTTCAATCATTCCGGAGTTTCAAGAGAAGATTGATTTAATGGAACTTAATCCGTTATTCGAGGTTACCAAATCCGAGATTAAAAACCTACAATCAAAATCCGATATTATCTTTCGTGGGATAAGAACTTCCAGTGGGGACCAAACAGCAAACCTTAAATCGTTGCAAGGTGTTACAACCTGGATATTGGATGAAGCAGAAGAACTTACAGATGAAACCACTTTCGATAAGATAAATTTATCTATTAGACAAAAGGGAAAACAAAACCGTATTATATTAATTCTTAATCCTGCAACTAAAGAGCATTGGATTTATAAAAGGTTCTTTGAGGACCGAGGAGTGCAAGAGGGATTTAACGGCATCAAAGACGATGTGACTTACATACATACAACTTACCTAGACAACATCGATAACCTTGACGATAGCTTTATAAACGAGGTTAAAAGAATACAGATAACAAACCCTGATAAGTACAAGCATCAAATATTAGGAGGTTGGTTAAACAAAGCCGAGGGTGTTGTATTTTCAAACTGGCGCATTGATAATTTCAAAGAAATAAACGGTTCGATATTCGGACAAGATTTTGGATTTAGCATTGATCCCACAACTTTAATTCAAGTATCAATCGACAAAACAAATAAATGTATTTACGCAAAGGAATTACTTTATAAGGTTGGACTTAATACAACTGAAATTTACACCGAGAATAACCGTTATTGTGGCAATAAAAATCTAATTATAGCGGATAGTGCCGAGCCTAGACTTATAAGCGAATTAAAGGCGCGAGGATTGAATATAAAAGGCATTGAAAAACCAAAGATAATTGATAGGATTGCTTTGATGCAAGATTATGAATTGATAGTTGACAGCGAAAGCACCAACTTAATTAAAGAACTTAACAACTACGTTTGGCACGATAGGAAAAGTGAAACACCAATCGACGATTACAATCACTTACTCGATGCTTTAGGTTATGCTGTTTGGAATTACATAGGTAAACCAAACAAAGGAAATTACATTTTCGATTAATTTCGTATATAGGTATGAGATTGATTATACCGACACAATTAAACGAAATAACAGTTGAGCAGTTTATCAAATACAACCGTATTTTAAACCTCAAAGACATTGAAGCTGATGCTATGGATATGGCTATCGTTTCAATATTCTGCAACATCCCTTTAGAGGAAACATTTAAGATAAGTTTTAAGGACCTAAAAGACATCGTAAACCAAGTTACCGAAGTCTTACAGCAAGAAGTTAAATTCACTCCTACATTTGATAAATACGGCTTCATTCCAAACTTTGATAAGATAGGAATAAGCGAGTATATCGATTTAGAAAACTACATATCAGACTACGAAAACTATCATCGTGCTATGGCTGTTATGTTTAGACCAATCACAAAAAAGATAAGCGGAAGTTATACTATTGAAGCGTACAACGGAAGCGATACGCATTGCAACGATATGTTAAAAGCACCTGTTACAATGTTGCTTGGTGCTATGGTTTTTTTTTGGAATTTAAGCAGCGACTTATTGAAAGCTACGAATGTTTATCTGTCCAACAATCAGACGATACAGCAAGAACTATCGGCAGTAACTTCGGGCAAAAGTGGGGATGGTATCCAAGCATTGATACAGTTGCTAAAGGAAGGCGAATTAGCATCGAGGATGCAACTGAATTAAACGTACATGTATTTCTTTATGACCTGGAGTATAGAATAGATTTAGCAAACGAGGAAGCGAAACAAATTAATAAAAATGAATAACGAATTTTTAACAGTAGTAAATTATTTAAAAGAATTACTAGAAAGTGATAACAGGGTTACTTATGTTACTCATGGAGTTAGTAATGATATTGATTTAGATAAGAATAGTAACTATCCTTTAGCGCATATTCAATTTCTAAACTTTAACCCTTCATATCAAATAGGAATGATAAGCTTCTTATTTGAAATTCACATCTTAAAGATTAGAGATTTAGACAAAACACCTTCAACGGATAAGTGGTTGCGTAATGATAATGAATTGGATAACTACAATACTTGTGTAAATATTGCTAACAGATTATTCGCAGCTTTAAAGCAAGGCACCGAAATAGAAGTAGCAAGTCAAACAACTCCAGAGATAATAAGTTTACAATTTATGAATATGTTGGATGGGTGCAAATTTCAATTAGAGTTAGCGACAACGAACCAATATGACCTTTGCGATTAATGAAACAGGAAAACGTACAATCAACACTCAATCAGTTTCGAGATTATGTAATTCAGCAGTCAAGAAGCAACCTATCAAAAAAAGGACACAACGATAGCAAGAAACTTTATAACTCCATTAACGGAGAGTTTAAAGCAAGTCCTAAAAGTTTCCAGGGTTTCTTTGAAATGGAGCAGTACGGAATATTTCAAGACAAAGGAGTTAGAGGAAAATTCAGCGGAGCAAAAGCACCAAATAGTCCTTTCAAGTTCGGAAGTGGAACAGGACAAAAAGGAGGGTTAACAAGTGGTATTGAGAATTGGGTTACACGAAAACGCTTTCAATTTAAAGACAGAGAAACAGGAAAGTTTTTAAGCTATAAACAAACAGCGCATTTAATATCCAGGAGCATATATGCAAAAGGAATGAAGCCAACAGAGTTTTTCAGCAGACCTTTTGAGTTAGCGTTTAAAAGATTACCTGACGATTTGATTGAAGCTTACGCTTTAGATTTAGAAACATTTTTAAAATACACATTAAAAGATAATGGCTAGAAAAATTCAAATTAGGTTATTAGATAATCCAAGCAATAACAATGGATATGTTATAAGCGTTTCAAGTCCTAACAACTTCTATAGTTCAACTAATGCGACTACCTTTAAAACAACTCCTACCAATGCTAATCACGTAGCTATTGGCGTAAATGTATTAGCAAGTTTAGTTAACCTTTATAATAAAGTGGTTGCCGATTATGTTGGCAGGTCTTATATTTCTATAACATACGCAGTTGATACTTTAGAGATTATCATTGATGATGTTTTAGGGACATCGAGTACCATTGGAAGTATAACTGGCGACATAACAGTAACACATTCCGATGTAACTGTAGAAGTATTTACAAGAGATAACATCATTCTTTCAAGAAGTCCCTACAATAATATATTTCAACCTTCTGCTTTATTCGATGGAGCAACTATAAATTTAAAAGTTTACAGAGGCACCCGAACAGATGATGCTCCGGCAACAGATACGTTCACTTTATCTAAACAAGTGATCCAAGCAGGTCAGGATAAAATACGTTTTGAGATTAGCAAATTAGTAAACGATTACACTAAAAATTCAATCCCTACTTTCGCAGGTGTTGGAGTTCAAACTTCAAGCAGTTACGATAGTGTTTGGATTGATGCAGAGATTAACGCTTTGTATTTAGGTGATAGCATAGGAAGCGCAACAAAACAATTTTTAGCGATTGATGGCTTTGGATGGCATACTGAATTGTACAATCCAATGTTAACAAAGAATGGTTTAACTACTTTAAACAATCATATATTTTATTTAGGTAGCGATTATCCATTGTACTTTGTTAGTACAGGATTGATAGGAATTACAGTTGATGGCGATGCTGTTTCTTTTACTTTGGATGCTGATATTAACAACCAAATCATAGCTTATTTAAACGTTGGTGCTTATGCAAGTGTGGAAGGCGACATCCAGGTTGTACTAGACTATGACACATACCAAGAAACTTATAACTTTACTGTAAAAGATGCTTGTAAATATCCACTTTACAACTGTTTTTTTAAAAATAAGTACGGATTTTGGCAGTCAATACCTTTTAATTTAAGAAGCAAAAAGACTTTAAACGTAGATAGTTCATCTTATCAACCTGTAACTTCTATTTACGGACAGTATTCGTTGCAATCTCACAACAAAAAAACATACCAACCAACACTTACAGAGGCTATAAGTTGTAATACGGACTTCATTCCAGAGGAATACAACCAAGTATTTAAGGAATTAATGGCTTCGGAGTTTGTTTATTTAGAGAATGATGGCACATATTTACCTGTCAACGTAAAGAAAAACAGTTTAGAGTATAAGACAAAGACATTTGAAAAGTTAGTACAGTACACAATGGATTTCGAATATAGTTATAACGAGATTAATAGCGTAATTTAATGGATTTACAACTTTATATAAAGGATAAAAACACCAACGATTACATTCAGCTCGACTTATTCAATGATGAAAAGGTTGAGATAAATTTAAACGTTAAAAATTTAAGCGATATTTCAAAGATACGCTCTGATTTTAGTCAGCCTTTTACGGTCCCAACTTCACCAAGTAACAACGGAGTTTTCCAATATTGGTTTGATGCCGATGTTGATGGTACCTTTAACTCCAATATAAGAGTTGATGCTTACATTGAAGTTAATAGTTTACCTTTTCGTTTTGGCTCGGTTCAGTTAGATAATTGTAAGTTAAAAAACGGTTTGCCCTACTCCTATTCAATCACTTTCTTTGGCGCGGGCGTAAACCTATCCGATAAATTTGGCGACGATGAATTAAAAGATTTGTTTCAAACTATAACAACCTACGACCATCCTTATGATAGTTCAGTTATTGATAGTATTAATACAACTTCTTTAAGCAATGGCGATGTTTACTATCCTCTAATTAGCGCAAAGACATATTTAAGATATGGCACAAACAACGATTATGATCTAAATAAAAGTGCTAATATCATAGAATACAAAGATTTTAAACCTGCATTAAGAGTTATAAGAATTATACAAGCGATTGAAACAAAATATAATATTTCATTTTCTCGGGACTTCTTTGATCGTGCTATTTTTTATAATTTATTTATATGGTTGCATCGTGATGCTGATAGGTTAAAAGAAAGTTCAACACCATTACTAATTGATTATACTTCTTTAGTTGTTAATCGTGCTGATTGGGCGGTTACAACACCCGAAATAAATTTAAGTTCAAATTCCGTAAGTGTTAATTGGGCTACAGCTTTACTTACAAATCTTTATAGTTTCATACAAATAAAATTAATTATTAGCACAACTTCACAAACTCGATATAAAATAGAAATTTTTGACTTTGGAGTTTTATATGAAACATATGATAATTTATTAGGGAATTTTAATGTTGGATTTTATTTAGAAACTTTACAATCAGACAACACAAATCATTTATTTACTTTTAAAGTTTCAGGTATTGAAGGGCAAATTTCGTTTACATCAACTTTAGTTTATACTTCTAGAAAAGTTTTTTCGGGCAGTCTTGTTAGAATATTAACAGCTACATCAACATCACAAACAACAACTAATACTATTGTTAAAATATCCGAGCAAATACCTAATATGAAGGTTAAGGATTTCTTTAATAGTTTAATAGTACAATTCAATCTTATCGTCAAACCTACAGGCGTTGATAGTTACTACATTGACACTTTAGATAATTGGTATTCTAAAGGTAAAGCGTATGACATAAGTAGTTTAGTTGACATCAAAGATATAACTGTAAAGCGACCAAGTGTAAAGAAAAAAATTGACTTCTTATATCAAAAAACTGAAACTGTTTTAGGTAAACAATACTTCGATAACAACCAATTAAGCTATGGCGATTTAAAGGCGGTTTATAATATTACAGGCGACGAACTAAAAATCGAAAGCAAATTTGAAAATATGCTTTTTGAAAGGTTAGTTGATTTTTCTACTTCAACAACTACAGATTTGCAATGTGGATTCGCAGTTGATTTAACAAACAATCCTGTTCAAACAGCACCTTTATTATTTTATAGAAATGGCTTTGACACAAGTGGTAATATTTATATTAAAACAGCAATAACACCATCGCCAGTAAACGCAACTTTCACATCAACTTGGCATACAGCAACCGAAGATAATATAGTTCTTGAGCAGGTTACAAATAGTTTAAACTTTGGTGCTGATAATTCAAGTTATTTTTATCAACCTATAACAAATAGTCTATACTATAACTTTTGGAAAACCTACATCGAGGAACTATATAATAAAAAGACACGAGTACTTTCTTTAAAATGCAAGTTACCAATACGAATACTTTTAAATTTAGGACTAAACGATAGGTTTATAATTGGCGATTACAAATATAAAATTTCAACTGTTAAAGTTGACTTGACAAATGGCGATGCTGACATTGAAATATTTAGTGATTTAGGCGCACCGATTGACAGCGTAAACAATATAAATCCATTAACAGTTGACAGCACCGATTACACCGTAGATAATGATTTCATTACAGTTGATACTGTTTCGGTTTACGATCCAGTAACAAGCTATACAATCAATGGTTTAAGTTTAACAGATTACACAGCTACAAAAGGCGAGGAAAATTTCGAGGTTAAGATTTCAGCGAATACGAATTGGAGTTTAGTAGCTTCTGCAGGATGGATAACACCAAACAAAACAAGCGGAAATAAAAGCGATTACATAAGAGTAAAACTATCAACCAATAGTGGTTCAACAAGAACAGGAACGATAACAGTTACAATCGGAGTTACAGCATTCACTTTAAATATTACACAATGATAAAATTAATAATAGAATTGTTGCAGTCAGATGAATGGCTAGACACAAAATCCGAGTGGATAGAAATAGCAAAGGGAAAAAACGAGTTAGCGACAGATTGGAAAACAGCAAAAAATAAAGTAAAAAGATGGCGATTGAAAAAATAGTTAATTTATCGGTAACGGATAATGTTGAGCAAACAACACAACGAGTTACTTCTTTAAAATCTGAATTACGAAAAGCACAACAAGAGGTTGCACAACTTTCGGATAAGTTTGGCGCGACTTCTAAAGAGGCGGTTGAAGCTGCTAAACGTGCTGGAGAATTAAAGGACAAAATCGGGGATGCTAAAGCGTTAACGGAAGCGTTTAACCCGGATGCAAAATTCAAATCTTTGTCAGCTTCTTTGAGTGGTGTTGCTTCGGGTTTCGCTGCGTATCAGGGTGCTTTAGGATTAGCAGGAACTGAAAATAAAAACCTTGAAAAACAACTTTTAAAAGTTCAGTCCGCTATGGCTTTAGCGCAAGGACTTCAAGGATTAGGCGAGGCACGAGATAGCTTTAAACAATTAAAGGCGGTTGCTATTGATGCGTTTAACGGGATAAAAGGAGCGATTGGTGCAACAGGAATAGGATTGTTAGTTGTGGCTTTAGGAGCGTTATATGCGAATTGGGATAAAATAAAAGAAAGCGTTGGAGGTGTAAGCCAAAAACAAAAAGATTTAAACTTATTATCGAAAACAAATTTAGACCAAGAGAATAAAAAACTTGAAGCGATAAACGACCAGGATAATATTCTAAAACTTCAAGGCAAAAGCGAAAAGGATATTTTAAAAATTAAGATAGCGCAAACGGATGAAGCTATTAACGCTGCAGCTATAAATATAGAGAATATAAAAATCACAAATAAAGAGCAAGAAAAAGCAGCTAAACAAAATTACGCTTATTTAAGGTCGTTTATTGATTTTATCTCTATTCCTCAAAGGTTTCTTTTTGAGAATGGTGCAAAGGCGATTAATAAATTAGTTGATTTAATCAATAAAATACCAGGTGTTAATATCAACGCAAAGTTGGATGAAAGCTTTGGCGATACAGCTGCGGACTATTTAACGAAATTAGCCTTTGATCCCGAGAAAACAAAAGCAGATGGAGAGGCAGCAGTTCAAGAACAAAGTAAGGTTTTAACCAAACTTAAAAATGACAGAGCAGGTTATCAAGTTGCTATTAATGACATCAATTCGAAAGGTAGTGACGAGGCATCAAAACAAGCCGAAGCAGATGCAAAGGCTTTAGCCGAATCTTTAAGGAAACAACAAGAAGATACAGATGCGCTTAAAAAAGAAGTGACCGATGCAATCGGAACGGCTCAAGATAAAAACAATGAGTCGATAATTTCAGCGCAAGAAGTGGAAAAACAAGCTGTAGCAGACAAGTATTTTAGGCTTATTGAATTAGCAAAACAATTCGGTAAAGACAGTACTGATTTAGAAATAGCGAAAGCAAATGAGATAAACGACATCAATCTTAAGTACCAACAGACTGATTATGATAACAGGAAAACACAAGCTGAAAAAGATGCAGAACTAGAAAAAAATAAAAACGATGTAATCGCAAAATCAAAAGAGAATTTAACAAACATTATTTCGGGTTTAGAGTCAAGTGGATTAGCTAAAACTAAAGCAGGACAAGTTTTATCTAAAGCCATTGCGTTAACTCAAATCGGTATTGATAGTGCGGTTGCTATTTCTAAAGCATCAACTTTAGCAAATGCCGAAGGAGTTGCAGCGCAATTAGCGTTCCCTACCGTACCTGGTGCCGGTACTATTGCAAGGGTTATCTCTTATGCTTCAACTGCTTTATCGGTAGCAGCCAATATAGCGAGAGCAAAACAACTACTTTCAAGCGGTGGCGGTGGTTCGGTTGGAGGTTCTTCCGGAGGTGGCACAAGAGGTTCGGGAGGAGGAGGTTCCCCTGCTCCATCATTCAACATCGTAGGTCAAAATCCTAACAACCAACTTGCACAAAGTATAGCCAATAAGCAATCGCAACCAATCGAAGCTTTTGTCGTAAGTGGAAACGTGAGTAACGCTCAATCCCTGGATAGGAATAGGATAACAACAGCAACTTTTAACTAATTACCAACCCTCTTTAATCGGAGGGTTTTTTAATTAAAGTAGTACACCCTACTCTTTTTTCGTATTTGATATATGGAAACCTACAAAGTGTTATTTAAAGAAGGGGAAACCACAGGCGTTTACGGAATTAGTTTAGTAAACGATCCTGCAATGGAGGGTTTATTTATTGCGCTTTCTAAAGATGAACAATTACAACTTAAAGCAGTTGATACCGAAAAGAGAATTGTTTGTGGTGCTGTATTAATTCCAAATAAACCAGTTTACAGAAATCAAAAAGGAAAAGAGTTTAACATCGTTTTTCCCGAGCAAACGATACGACTTGCAAGTGAGGAGTTTTTTAGAAAAGGACATCAAAGCAGTTCGACTTTAGAACATAATGTTGATGAGCAGTTAAGCGGTGTTACAATAGTAGAGAGTTGGATTAAAGAAAGTGACACAAACGATAAGTCGGTAATGTACGGAATGAATGAGCCAATCGGGACCTGGTTTGCTTCAATGAAAATTGATAACAACGAGATTTGGAACGACTACATTAAAACAGGAAAAGTCAAAGGGTTTTCAATCGATGGCTTCTTTGACCTTGAACAAGTAAATTTAAAAAGTGAATATATGAATGTAACAGAAATTGTAGTAAATGCAATTAAAGATGGCTTTGCTTCTTTGTCTTTGAAAAAAGAGGATGAAGTGAAAGTAACTTTAGGAAGCGTGAATACTGCCGATGGTACTGTTAAGATAAATTTTGAAGGCGATACAGTCGCTGCGGATTTACCTGTAACAATGACAACTCCTGATGGGGAATTGCCTTTACCTGATGGCGAGTATGAATTAGAGGGTGGAATGAAAATAACCGTTAGCGGTTCAATCGTTCAAGAAGTTGCAACTGCAACAGAAGAAACAGCCGAAGCAGAAGAACCTATGAACCCAGCTACTCCAATGAGTACAGATGTCCCACAGGTTAAAAGCGAAAAGGTAACAAGTGAAGTTTTTTACCAACTTTCAAAAGATGATTTTAACGCTATGATTTTAGAGTTTGGAAAACAACTTGAAACAGCGAAATCAGAATTAAGAGCAGAGTTTGAAACTAAACTAACAACAGAAGTTGAAGCTGTTTCCTTAACAAGAAACAAACCAGCAAAAGAAACACAACACCCGAATTCAGCATTAGCAAAATTCAGAGCAACAAAAATTTAATAACAAACAAAAAAAAATAAAAAATGGCAATTAGTTATACAGTAGCAAATTACAGAGGGAAGGCAGCAGAGCCAATCGTTGAGGAAATCCTTTTCGAAAATGACACTATCGCAAAAGGTTTAGTAACTTTCGAAAGCGATATTAAAGCAGAAACAATTTTTACAGAGGCTACAGCTTCTGCAACACTACAAGCATACACAAGCGGAGTTCCTACATCAGCAGGTTCTTTAACTGCTTTTGATACTTTAGTAACTCCAACAAAAGTACAATTTTACCAAGAGTTTGATCCAAACAGTTTACGTTTCTCTCGTTTCAAAAGAGATATGAAACCAGGTGCTTGGGAAATTATGTCAAACGAATTTGAGCAACTTGTTATTGGTGGTTTATATGCTAAACAAGTTTCTAACGCTGCAGAGAATGAATTTTGGGTAGGAGTTACAGCCGCTACTAAAACAGCAGTTGCCGCTTTAACAGCAGGAACAACACAAGCAGAAGTTGGAGCAGCAGAAAAAACACAAGTAGGAGCCTTAACAGCTTCTCAAACTGATGGTATTTTAGCTAAAATGATTTACAACAGTTCAAACGCTGCAACAACTGCAGGTGTAGGAACAAGAGTAAAAGTTGCAGGAACTACAATTACAGCTGCAACAGCTAAAGCAGAATATGACAAAGTTTTCGCTGCAATTCCTGCAGTAGTTTTAACAGGTTCTGAAATGCCTAAAATCTACGCTCCGAAATCTCACAAACAAATCTTAATCCAGGCTAACAATGTTACAACGGATTACACAAAACCTTTCTCAATTTCCGAGGATGCTACAACTTTTTACTTCAACGGTTTAGAAGTTGTTTTCGTACCACTTCCAGAGAAAGTTTTAATTTGTGCGTTGGCTTCTCATTTGATTTGGTGTACTGATTTAGAAAGTGATGTTAATACTGTGATGTTAGACAAAATTGCTAACAACAGAGAAGATATGTTTATCAAACATAATATGACTGTTGCTGCTCACGTAGTAAATCAAAAATTCAACGTTTTATACGTAGGATAATAAAGTAACGAGGGGAGTTTAGTTGCTCCCCTTATTTTAAACAATATAAAATGAGTTGTGATTTAATTACAAAAGGGCGTACCCTCGCCTGTAAAGATAGTCGTATAGGGATTAAATATATCGATTTAGCAAACTTTGATGCTGGAAATGTTTACGCAGTTACGCTTCAAGAAATTGCAACGTTACCAGCAGGATTAACAGAAGTATTCAGATACCAAGTTAAAGCAACTGCTAATAATTTAGTTGAAACAGCTACAATCGATGCAGAAAAAAGAACAACCGAAATCAAACAAGTTCTTTCAGTAGCATTACAGAAAATGGGCAAAGAAAGTGAAGTTGAATTATTAGCTTTAACTTACGGTGTTACTACTGCTTTCATTCACGATTTTAACGGTAACGTTTTTGCAGTTGGAATTGATACAGGATTGGATGCTACAACAGCAACCAAATCAACTGACGATGGTGGTTATAAAATTACTTTAGAAGCGGTTGACACTAAATTCAGTCCTTACTTATCTAGTGCAGCCAAAACAGCATTAGAAGCTTTAGTAAGCGCGACAAACATTACACCATAATTTAGAATAGTTTTTTAGTTTTTAAAAAGCGAGAGTATTACACTTTCGCTTTTTTTCGTATATAAGTATGGATAAAAATAACAATCATATAGAGATACTTCAATTATCAAATTACATCCGACCAGATGTTAAGGAAGTAAACAATAAAGAGTATGTTATGAATGGGGATAAAAACTCCTTTTACAACTACATTATAGACCGTTATAATGGTTCGCCAACTAACAGAGCAATCATTGATAGTTATAGTAAGTTTATTTACGGTAAAGGTTTAATGTCAAAACAACAAGCGCAAAAGCCAATACAATTTGCAACCGTATTACAAAAAATATCTAAAAAAGATTTAAGAAATATTTGTCAAGACTTTGCCACATTTTCAGAGGCGAGTTATGAATTGATTTACAAGAATAACGCTTTGCAATCTATTAAGCATGTTCCTAAAAATCAAGTGTTACCTAATAAAATGAATAGCGATGGCGAGATTGATGGGTACTGGTTTAGTTTAGACTTTTCGCAACCTAGAAAATACGAGCCTATTTTTATTCCAAAGTGGCAATCAACAGAAAAAAAGAACGGAAGCTATATTAAAATAATCAACTCCTATCAATTAGGAAAAAGCTATTTCACAGATCCAATTTATATGGCTGGGTTACCTTATGCCGAGTTAGAAGAAGAAATCGCAAACTATTGTATTAACCATATTAAAAATGGTTTGTCTTTCGGTCATATATTCAATATGAATAGTGGCGAACCCGCGAGTGATGAAGTACGGTCCAATGTAAAGAAAGCATTAAAAAGAGAAGGTCAAGGAAGTAGCAATGCCGGGAACACTTTTATAAATTGGAATAGTAGCAAAGACGATGGCATTACAGTTGAAGCTTTAGCTGTTTCTGATGCACACCAACAATATGAATTTTTAAGTTCAGAGGCTACTCAAAAACTTTTAATATCTCATAAGGTTACATCCCCAATATTATTTGGTATTAAAGACAACACAGGGTTAGGTAATAACGCTAACGAAATGGAAACAGCCTTTAATGAGTTGATGATAAATGTAATTCAACCTATGCAAGAGGTTATACTTGACGATTTAATGGATGTGTTTAATGCGGAAGGATACTCTATTGATTTAGACTTCATTCCTTTAAGAATAGACAACGCTTCCAACCTTAATGAAAACAGTTATAACGGAGCGCAAATATCAAGCGCAATCGAAATATTTGTTAACGTTAGAGAAGGTGTTTTAACCAAAGAACAAGCGATTGTATTCCTTATTCAGTTCTTAAATATCAATCAAGCTACAGCAGAAAGCCTTTTCAATACTGCAAGTGCTATTAAAACAGTACAACCTACTCAATTAAGCAAACAAACACAAGATAACGATCCAATTATAGCGGATTGGTTAATTGAATTAGGGGAAGAAATAGACGACAACGATTGGGAAACAATAGATAGTGAAGAATATTGCGAGAAATCAGTTCAATTAAATGAAACTTCTTTAAAATTAGCGAGTGTTATTGATAATATTCCACTTGCACCAAGCAGTATTGATAACGATTATTTCAAAGTTCGCTTTGAATATGCTGGAAACTTAAACCCACAAAGAGAATTTTGCGCTAAAATGATGAAAGCTGGAAGGGTATATCGCAAAGAGGACATCGATTTAGCAAGTCAAAGAGCAGTTAATAGTGGTTTTGGGATTGATGGTGCAGACACTTACGACATTTTAAAGTACAAAGGTTCGGTTAACTGTAAACATTATTGGCTTCGTAAGGTTTATTTAAAGAAAGGGAACAATTATATAACAGTAGAAAACGCAAGAAGGTTAATTTCTGACTTAAAAAATCAAGGAATTGATACTCAAATCCCAACAAGCGGAGAGCCTTTATCAACTATTAAACCAAATGATATGCCAAACGGAGGGGCTTACAACGGATAATGAGTACACTACTAATTTTAACAACAGACTTAACAACTGCAACTCCATTAGGAGGCAACATTGATATTGACAGATATACGTTTTGTATTATCGATGCTCAAAATTCTAAAGTAAAAGAAATTCTAGGCGATACACTTTACAACAAAATAGAAACCGACTTTGTAAACGACACTTTAAGCGGTAATTATTTGATTTTGTACAATGAGTTTGTAAAACCTATTATCGTTCATCAGAGCGCAGTAGAATACTTAACAATAGGAAGTTTCCAAGTTTCAAACGGTGGTATTTACAAACATACTCCTGCTAATGGAACTCCAGTTGAAATGAGCGATGTAAAATACATAATTGACAGCCAACGTTTAAAAGTTGAAATGTATATGGAACGTTTATACAGATGGTTAACCAGGGTTTATCCAATAGAATACCAATATTATTATGAAAACATTGTTAATCCAACCTTTAAAAGCAATAGTGGTTTAGGCTTTGATTTTGTAGGTTCTAAAACAGGAAATGAATGGAGAGAAAAACCAGACAACCGAATGAGCGACTTCTAAAAAAGTTGGAAATCTATTTAAAGAAAAAAGAAAACAATGGCAAAACAGACAATAAACGTAGGGACTTCGGCAAATGATGGTACAGGGGATACTTTAAGAGCATCGCAACAAAAAGCAGTTAATAATTTTAATGATTTATACGACGATGGTGGTGCAAACATTACCGTTAACAATCCTGTTACATCGACAGAAACAACACTCGATGTTGCTTTAGCTGATTTAGTCGGAGGCGGTGGTGCAACTCCAAATTTAAACGAAGTAGTTATTGCTGGAGGTACTGCTATAAGCACTGATACATTTTCTTCTGTTAATTTTGACATTGATAGCACATTAGCGACTTTTTATTGGTTAATGAGAAAAGATGCTACTGATAAACAAACAACAATGTATAGTAACCCAAACACTATATATTTATTAAGTCAAACACCAACAAAAGATTCATATGTTGAAATACTTGATGGTGAGTTTTCTATAAAAGAGAGAGTTTCAGGAGTTGACGCTACTAGCACAACAGTAAATTTTGAAGAGCCAACTAATAATACAATTTTAAAATTTCCAGCGAAAGCAGTTGATGGAACATATACTTTAGCAACTACTGACGATGTTGGCGGTTCACAAACACTTGCAGAAACTTTAGTATTAGGAAATATAACCGATGGTACAGATATAAGTATTTCTGTTGGCGATGCTGTTATTTTAGATAATACTTCTAAATTAAAAAAAGGAACTACAAACGCTGGATTAGGTGGTAATAATGGTATTGCTTTTAAATGTAGTTTAGACTATGAGTTTAAATGGGAAGCTGGTACACTTTACATTATGGAGCAAGATGGTTTTACAATTCGTGAAACAAAATATAATTTTAATTTACCAACTGTAACTGATGATGATACTAAAGGTTTTATAATAGGCAGTAGATGGTTAATTGAGAATAAAGTTTATAAGTGTACAGATGCAACAACAGGAAGTGCGGTTTGGCTACGAGTTTATGACTCTGCAACTGATTTAGGAAATACACCCGCACCAACAAAAGTAACCGTTAATAGTTCAACAGGAACAGGAACAGATTTACCTTTAGCCGATGCAACAAACGCTGGGTTATTAAAACCCGCAGACTTTACACAGTTATCAACTTTAGCAACGGATTTAGCAGATAAAGTAGATAAATCGGACTACACTCCAGCACATTCTATATTAGTTCAGCAATCGGGTACAGGTTCTCCAAGTGCTTTACAAATAGGTACAAATACTTTAGTTGGTCGTTTAAGTGGTGGTGGCTCTGATATTAATGACCTTTCTGTTTCTGATGTAAAAACGCTTTTAAGTATTAATAATGTTGACAATACAAGTGATGCAAATAAACCAATTTCAACTGCAACACAAACAGCTTTAGATTTACGAACTAGAGAAATATTACAAGATTTTACAGACTATACAAGCACAGGAGTTTTAACCGAGCAAATCATATCCAACCAAGCTATAACTGCTAACGATATGAAAATAAATAGTTTTCTAAACTTTATTAGCACATACTCAAGAACAGGAACAACCAACGCAACCGTTTCAATTTATGTAAATACGACTTCAAATTCTTTAGTTGGTGCTGTAAAAATAGCAATGGCAACAATTACTTCAACTCAAAGTTTACCTTGTTTTAAACGTGATTTTTCAATCAATGCATCAAGTGTTTTAAGAGGTGTTTTATTTAGCGCAAACGCTGTTACCGATGAAATTGCAACACAAGCACAATCAACTACAACTTTAACTTTAGGAAGTGCTTATTATTTAATTACAAGCGTATCATTAAACAACGTAGCCGATACAGTTACACAACGTGCAATCAATTTAAAATCTAGCAAATAATGTTTTATACAATTTTAGACGAAAACAATTTTGAGTTATTTGGTGTTAATTTAGAACAAGCACCAAGCGAAAATCACACAACGGTATTAAGAACTGAATTTTTTGTAAAACCTAAATTCGATACAGTTTGGATTGAGGGCGCAACGCAAGATGAAATTAACCAATACAACCTACAAAATGAACTTTAATCAAATAGGCAATATTGCTCACGTTTTTATTGGGTTTATTTTAGGGTATTGCATTCTTAACTTAACCGATGTTTATACTTTAAATCAATACGGTTGGTTTTTGGGGTTTATGTTTAGCACTTTAGCTTTAGTTTTTATCGGTGGTGCTTGGGAGTTATTGCAAACCAATATGTTTAAAATTAAAGGAAATGTAAACGATGTTGTTTACACTGCTATCGGTGGTGCAATAGGAGGTGTTTTAGCGAGTTTCTACAAAGACTTAACACTTATTACCACTTACGGAATTATCGTGTCTATTTTAGCAGTTATTGGATATGTGTACTTAATGAACAAAAACAAAGAAGTTGCTACTAAAGTAGTTTATATGCCTGTTGGTTATGAGTATGTAAATCAAAACGAATTTGAGTTAGTGAAATTGATTAACGAATACCGTAAATCCATTCGTGTTTGCGAGTTAAAAGTGGAACGGTTGGCTTGTGTTATTGCAGAGCAACACGTGGACTATATGACGGAAGTAAACAAAGCAAGTCACTACAATTATAATAAAAGATTTGAGCAAAGCAAGGCTGATTTCTGTGGCGAGATAATTCAACAATGCCCTAAAAATTCTGCGCAATATGTATTCCAAGCGTATATGGAAAGTCCAACGCACAAAAAAAGTATGAGCAATCCTGTTTACGAATGGATTGGAGTTAGTTACAAGGAGAATTTTACAATGTGTTTATTCACAAAATATAATAAATAAATATGAATTTTTTAGCAGATAATTGGTTGACATTAATGGGTTTTCTTTCAGCACCAATAATGTATTTTTTAGGAGGTAGACAAGAAAAAAATCAACAACTACAAAAAGGCGATGTTGAAATTGAAACAGCAGAAATTGATTACGCTGTTAAAGTTCGTGAGTTATACGAAAGTTTATTAGACCAAGCGAACAAAGATAAAGAGGCTTTAAAAGTTGATAAAGATGCTATCATATTAGAATTTAAAAGCGAAAGAGAATATTTAAGAACACAAATTGACGAGTTAAGAAAACAAGCAACAAGTATGCAGGATCAGTTTAATTCTATTCAACTTGCTTATGCTCGTGAAGTTGAGCAATCTCAAAATTGGGAAAAGTTACACCGAGAATTATTAGAGAAATACAATAGTTTAGAGGCTCTTTACGAAAAGTTAAAAGAGGATTTTGATAAACATAAAAAAGCAGCGAAATGAAACTAAATCAAAAAGGCTACGATATTATAAAAAGTTTTGAGGGGTTGAGTTTGAAACCGTATAAGTGTTCTGCTGGAGTTCCAACAATAGGTTACGGAAATACGTACTATGAGAATAACGTAAAAGTTCAAATGTCGGATGCTATAATAACCAAACAACGTGCAGAAGATTTACTAAAAATAAGTGCTGACCGTTACGCTTTAAAAGTTGATAATTTAGTACATAAACCACTTACACAAAATCAATTCAATGCATTGGTTTCATTTGCTTACAATGTTGGTAGTGGAGCTTTAGCTTCAAGTACTCTATTAAAAAAAGTAAATGTAAACCCTAACGATGCAATGATAGCGAAAGAGTTTTTAAAATGGAATAAAGGCGGAGGGGTTGTTTTACAAGGTTTAATTACAAGACGAATTAAAGAAAGTGCGTTGTATTTCACTACTTTATAATGCATAACAATTATAAATAGTAAATTAAAGTAGTGTTTCTCACTACTTTTTTTATACATTTGAAAAACTAAACTAAATATTTATGCGAATTAGACTTAAACCACACGAAGCAATAGCGTTAGGATTTGAAGTAAAATCTAAAGAGAATTATAAAGTCGGATTTCCTAAATATCATTTAACCGATATTCAAACATTACAATTAGATAAAATTAGAGATTTCCACAATTCTAATTTTAAAGAGATTAAAAGAACATTAAATAAAGATGGCGAAGTAATATCGAAAATTGAAAAGCTAGTCCCTGATGCTTTAATTGATATTCCAAACAATCACATAATAAAAAGAGTTAGTACAAATGTAAGTACTAAACAACAATGGGTTATTACCGAACCTATAAAAGGCGTAAACGTTGAAAAGGAAATTGAAGAATTACATAAATCATTTTTAGCCGATTTAAAAGACTATTCTCCAAAATACAACACTTATCAAAGGGAAAAGCAAAAAGAGGCTCATTTGTTAGTTATAGACCCAGCCGACATACATATAGGGAAGTTATGCAGTGCGTTTGAAGTTGGCGAAAGTTATAATAACCAAATAGCAGTACAAAGGGTTTTAAGTGGTGTAAATGGAATACTTGACAAAGTAAGTAGTTTGAATATTGATAAAATACTTTTTGTTATAGGTAATGATATTTTACACATCGACAATCCCAAACGAACAACCACAAGTGGAACACCACAAGATACAGATGGAATGTGGCATAGTAATTTTTTAATAGCAAAACAGTTGTATGTAGATATTATTGAAAAGCTAATTTGTGTTGCCGATGTAGAAGTAGTTTTTAATCCAAGCAATCACGATTATACAAACGGTTTCTTTTTAGCACAAGTTATCGAAACGCATTTTAGAAACTGCGAAAATGTAAAGTTTGATTGTAGTATATCGCATCGTAAGTACTTTGTTTATGGAGAAAATTTAATAGGAACTTCTCACGGTGATGGAGCAAAGCAACAAGACTTACCTATGCTAATGGCTCACGAAAGCAAAGACTGGGTTAAATGCAAACATAAATACTTTTATATACATCACTTTCACCACAAAATAAGTAAAGATTATATGAGTGTTTGTGTTGAAGCATTACGAACTCCAAGCGGTACTGATAGTTGGCATCATAGAAACGGTTACGAACACGCACCAAAAGCAGTTGAGGGTTTTGTACACCACAAAAAACACGGACAGATAATGAGAATTACAAATTTATTTTAATTATGATACCATTACATTACACAAGCGGAAAAGATTACGATTTAATTGATGTTGGAATACATTATAATTTAAATTTTTTTAGATTTAATGTTCTTAAATATATTTGCCGAGCTGGTAAAAAACAAAATGAACTGCAAGACCTTGAAAAGGCTTTAGACTACCTACAAAGAGAAATTGAATATTTAAGAAATAAAGAATTAGAAAACATTGAAAGATGAAAAAACATACACCCGAATATAGAATTAAAAAGATAATGAACTTTTATTACAACAGAGGTCAAAACCGAGAAAGTGTAAATGAAGTTTATAGAAATATAATTAATGTAAAATTAAAATTAAATGGCTGATATTTCAAAATGCAATGACCAACATTGCCCATCAAAAGACTACTGTTATAGGTTTACTGCACCAACTTCTGATTTTAGACAAAGTTGGGGAGTTTTTAATCGTGAAGATGATGCAGATAATTGCGATATGTTTTGGAGTAATAACAAATGTAAATATTGCAATCAAACTAACGGAGTACATAAAATGGGTTGCGAAACAAGAAAAATAACTATAATACTATCTATTGCTTTATTATTACTTACTTCTTGTGGTTCACGAAACGTAAACAAAGAAGTTACCAAAACTGATAGCATTTCCAAAACAGTTGCAGTAGTAAGAACTGATAGCGTTTCCAAAGATAGCACATCCATTAAATTTGATGTTGAAACAGAAGAAATTGTAATTGAAGCTGTCGATAGTACACAACCGATTGAAATAATAAATAACGATGGCAAAGTTACAAAGTACAAAAATGCTCGTATAAGCAAGAAAAAAAGAAAAGACAATACTATTGTTGTAAACGAGAAAACTGTGTCTAAAATCGTGGTAGATTCGCTTACAAATGAGATTGAAGTACAAAAGGTTCAAAGTGCAAAGATAGTTTACAAAGAACAGTTTAATTATAGCACTTTAATTTTGTCTTTTTGGTGGTTGTATTTAATAATTGCGGTAGTTGTATTTTTAATTTACAGGTATAAAAAATTATGAGAATTTCACACGTAAACACAAAAGAACAAACCAACTTTATAGAGTTGCGCCAATACGAAAATAGTATTGTAAATGTTGCAAAAGTTGAAAAACCTACTAATTCAGAGTTTTGCAATGGTGTTTGGAGGGTTAAGCAAATACTTAAAATCCCAAATGAGTATAAGAATGATTATGTTTTTATCAAAAAGTAACAATTAAAAAATAAAAAAATGAATTACAATTTTTCAGTAGGTAACGGTACTTATGTACCACTAACAAACAAAACGGTATTCCAAAGCGGAACACAAATTAACACCGATGCTATTTCTAACGAGATAACATTACCATTTAATTTTACTCTTTACGGTGGTATTCCACAAAGTAAAGTATTCCTATCTAACAATGGATTTATTGCTTTCGGTTCAGCACCAGCTAAAGCAACAATCTTTAGTCCAATATCTTCAAGTGAAATGCCATCTGACTATGTGTTTAGTGGTTTAGGAAATCAAATCATTGCAGCGAGTGTTGGAACTCCTGAAATTGCATACGGTCAAAATAACAATGGCGATATGGTTTTTGAATTTACCGATGTAGCTTTTGTAACAGCTCCGCTTGTTAGATTTACATTTCAAATGATATTAAAATCTAACGGTACAACGCTTCAAATTATGTTTGGTGATAATTGTACAGGTCAAGCGATTAATTCCACTAGAGGTTCACAAATAGGCTTGAGAGGGTTGCAAACTGCTAGACCTAATGCAACACCTTACACAACGGTATTTAATAATTTATCTTTAGGAAACGGGAATTGGAATTTATATTCGCCTTACGGTTTACGTTTAGGTACAAGTAGCAGTTCAAGTGTAACCACTAGATTAGCTACGGGATTGAATATGGTAATGCCTAAAAGTGGTTTAACCTATCAATGGTTGGCAAATTAAAAAGAAAAAGCCTCTGCGTAATGTAGAGGCTTTTTTATTACAATCCTTTTTCTTTTTTATAAATTTCTAATAGTTCTTTTCCATCATTATATATAATATGGTTTTCATCCAAACACCACTCTGCAAATCCAATAGCAAATTCATCTGCTATTTTTTCAATAGTACTTGCAGTTATTTCAACATAAGAACCATCAGCGACTAATGGCAAAATTCTTTCTTTTAGTTTCATAATCTTATTTCTTTTTAATTGATATATTTTTATGTTTAATCAATTCAGTATCGACTACTTTTAAAGTATCTTTTATTAGTTCTTTTACAAACCATTCTTGGTCGTTTTTAATATTCATATTTTCCCAACCATAGTTTTTTTCTAATTCTTTTAATACTTTAGTTACTGTTATATTCATAATATTTGTTTTTAGTTATTACTTTTAATGTCAATTTAAACCCTATTTTTTAGGGTTTATGTTTAAATGATTTGTAACTTATAAGTTACTTAATTTCGGCAATTTCCTTGCAGTCAACTAGCCGATAACAGTTAATTGAAGCCATTAAAACGGCATCAATTTTTGTGTTATAAGCAATGCCTACGGACGTTTGACATCAGGCCAATGTGGAATAAAGTAACTCCATCCCATCGGCATAGGTATTGCCAAGCATTTCTGCCCTTGCTTCTTTTTTACCATACAAGTATAACCGTCATATAAAACAGTGTCCCCGATTTTGAAATCGGCACTGCTTATAACAGGCGGTTAGCAGTAAGTTTTACGGACAGCCTTCCATCCACCACCTAACACATTAGCTGAAACGTGAAAGTGCCTACCTTTAGCCGTTATTGAACTTCTGCCGTTTTTATAATCCACTATTACATCTTCTTCTTTTGTGTCAAAGTTGTATATAATAGTTCCATTTGATAAAATATCTTGCCCTGTTGGTTCATACATAAAACTACTGCTAACAACAGGTTTGTTCAATTGCTCACTTTCGTATGTATCAACAATCTTTTTTGCTTCTAAGTAACTTTGTTCTGTTATCATAATTTTTTATTTTTGAATCGCAACTAAATAAACCTGCAACCGTTATATAATTTCGGCAATAAATTCAGTTTACTGCCGATTTATAGTTTTTTAAAAAGGTTTAGATTTATTACTTGGTTGCGGAGTATAATCTATAACGGTTGGTAAATGATTACTATTTACTTCAAAATAAAATTCATCAAACGCTATATTTCTGCTATACTCACAAGTAACTTTTGTAATTTCATCTTCTTTCTCAATAAAAATAACAGTTTCCGCTTTCTTTAAAACGCTACTTCCAACGTGACCAACAGGTTTAGATGTTCCGAAATTCTTGTGCAATATTCCTGTAATATGACATTTAGTTTTAGAAGTCCATTGTAGTAGCTTTTCAGTTAAATTTGTACTTTGTTCTAAACTATTAAAATCGGTAACTAAATCTACAAATCCATCAATACTGACTAAACCTATATCGTTTCTGTATTCGCTTTCTAAAAGCATATATTCTATAAATTCAAATCTTAATTTTGGGTCGTATTGCCTTAAAGAATAAGTTTTATAACGTTCATCATTTACACCGACCATTTCAATAACTCTGCGTGTTACTCTTTGCGTATGAAAATGCGATTGTTCAGTATCAAACTCTAAAACTAATTTATCATAATTGTTATGACCTTTTATGCTACTAAAATGATTTGCATTGCCTCCTAGATAACCAGCTACTAACATTGATTTAAAAAATGTTTTTTTAGATTTAGATGCTCCAACAATGCAACTAAAATCGCCATAACTTCCAATCGGTGTTGGGTAGTAAATACCTTTGTATTCTTTTTCTCCTAGCGATATTGCTATTGGTTGTGGTTTAATATCTAAACTTGCATCAATGTAACTTTCACTTGCAATCTTTGAAAAGTCTATTATTTCGCTTTTAACTTCTCCTAGTGTTATTTTTGGAATTTCTATCATAATTTCTATTTTATTTATTAATCTGTACAACCTCCGCTATTACAACTTGAACCACCTCCAAAAATAAAATCATTTTGTAAACCTATTTTTTTTATATTAAAATAAGAAGTACCCTGTTTCCATTTTCTTTTTTTGCTTTCTTGTTCTGCAAACCATTGCATTTTTAAAGGTTCATCATCCCAATTTTTACGAAGTTGTTGTTTAGGTTTGTGAAAGCATCCAACACAATTACTGTCTTTTGGAAAATCAATTCCACTTTGTAAACTCCAAAGATAAATTTTATAATGTTCAATTTTATCTTTAACTAAAGGATATTCTAATTCTCTATATTTTTCCGTAACCCATTTATTTCTACCGTTTATAGAATAGCCGTTATGAAACTTAAAATCTGTGTTATCATAATTTACTCGGTTTTCTTCATCATATCTAATACCTAAACGAGTTAAAACAATTTCTTTTATTTCATTACGACAAAAATTAGCAATAGGTTTTATTTTCATTTCAGTAGTGCAAAACCTTGTTCTTTGATTTGGTAAAAAACCTCTTGATGTTATTTGTTCAAAAGTTTCACCAGTTACCCAAGTTATTTTATTTCCAATTAATTGTTCTAAATCCAAAACAACCTTTAATGTTTTATCACTTTCAGCAGTTGCTATAAAATCCATTCCTATTTTATCTGAAACTAATTGAATTAACTTCTTGTCATTTGGTTTACATCTTACGTCTTCAATTCTTACTAAAGAAAATATATTGTAATCTGCTGGATAATGTTTGGCTAAATAAGAAGAAGTTTTACCTCCGCTAATACTGTTTACTGTTTTCATTTTTTATAAATTTTAAGGCATCTTTTTTATAGTAAAACTGTACTTCTCCATATCCATAGTGAAACCCTAAAGTATCAATTCCTTTATCTTCAATAAAATATTTCCAACCACCAATCAATCCAAAAAAATATTCTTTTGTATAATATTGAGGAAAATACCAATTTTTATTACATTCAGCTTTTTTAGTTATTATTCTTGTTTTCATTACTTAAATTTATTTAAACTTTCTGTTATTTGATTATTTAAACTTTTATAAACTTTTTCACAATCCCATTTACCATTAGTAAAATTTACAAAACATTCTTTTTCCGCTTTTTTTAATTCCTCATCATTATTAAAATATGTTTTTTCGGGATTAATTCCAATACTTAAAAAATATCTATTTAATTCAAAATCGTTTAATCTTTGTGTAAATATATCATAATGCGTTTCAATAGGCAATCTTAAAATATCATTCATTGATTTTTGTGCAAACTCAAAATCTTTGTAGTATTGTATTTCTTGTATAAAAACGTGACAATATAATTTAGCAAATAATTCGTTTTCTCTAATTGATTTTGTTTTTTCTCTATTTGCCCATTCAGCTAAAAATGTTAAACATTCAATATCGAAAGCGCAAGGTTTAATAGTTGGGTTTTGCATTCGCTTAAATAACCATTCAAATGATTTTTCTATGTTCATAATCTTTCTGCTTTTAAAGGTTGTTTATTAAATGTTTTTTCATTTCGTTTCCAAGTTTCCAATCTTCTTTCTATTCCAAAAGACTTTTGCTTTTCTGCTAAAAACTTTCTGTCATTTTCTCCGTGTTGTGTCCAATAACCATAAAAGTCATTTAAAAGGTCTTTATGATATATTAATAAAAAAGGTTTGAGTGAGTTAGCAAATTTTAATTTGCGTTCTTCTATACTTTCTTTAACTATTACATTAACACTATCATTAACATTAACACTTACAGCGAGTTTTGCGACATTGTTTATCGCTACACTATCGGGTTGCGATGTTTTGCGAGATTTAGCGATAATTTCAGCTTCTTCTAAAGTCATAGTTTTAGCTTCAACATTATTGTATAAATCAATATGATAACGTTTTAAGTTGCCAATTTTACCATTGTGAGAACGTGTTTCTAATGTTTGCTCCCATTTATTTAAATCTCTTTTTAAAGCGTTTTTTATTTGAATAAAAGAAAGTTCTATAATTCTATCGGAAGCAACTGGATTTTCATCATTAACATATTTAAAAAAGTGCTTAATTAATTTTCCTGCTTCTTCATCCGTTAATGCTACAAATAAATCTATCCAATCAGAATAAACTATTATTGCTTTTTTATCTTTAGCCATTTTGTCCTCCTTTCATTTTTTGTTGAACGTGAAGCAATGTTCCAATAAAAGAATGTAATTGTTGTAAATCAATTTCTACTTGCTCAAAAGAATTATTATTTATGCTTGATACATTAATAATACATTTTTTGTTTTGTAATTCAACAACAGAAAGTTCTTTCGTTCCGTGTTCTTCAATAGTTAATGTGTGTGTCATTTTAAATTATTTTAAATTAATTAAATTAAAAAACCCTCAACTTCTCGGCTTCCACTCCGATTAGTTAAGGGTTGTAAGGTTCTATAAACCTATAATCTTTAACGTAGGTGGAAGTTCTACTGCAACAAATATACAAAATATTTTGTTTATTTCCTATTTATTTTACTTTCTAATATTAACCAAGTTGTATGAACGTATATTATTTCTGGTATTAAATAAACTTTACTATCATTATTTAATATTGAAATCATTTCATTATAGCTTAAATTATACATATACTTACCGTTTATTACGCTTGGTCGAAGTTTACGCCTTACACATCGATATTTTAACGTGTCAATAGGTATATTGTGAATTGCAGAAACTTCTTTTAGTGTATATGGTTTTTCGGGTGCGTTTTTCATTTTAATAGTTTTTGTATTTCTTTTAATT